TATCACGGGCGATACATTCATAATACTTAAGGTCGGCGCAACCGCTCAGCGCGAGCATAAGTCCCGCACAGCAGCATAAACGTCGTTTATTCGGTTTGACCAACCACGACCAAAGGTAGCCCATGTAGACAATCCTTTCAGGAAGCCCAGTCGTTTATCCGTGACCTTATTGCCAAGATAAGACTTGGCGGCAAGGATCGTCTTTGGGCCGATTATGCCGTCCTGTGGCACGCCAACGATGGACTGGAGATACTTAGCCGCGCGGCTGACGCCGCTGTTAACGGCGAAATCAAACACGGCAAAGTCCAGCCCATCTGGCAGATCGTCGCCCCGGATCTTGTCCCAATATTCCTGACGATAGATCGCCGCGACTTCTGAATCGGCAATCTGAAACACGTCTTTCTGGTTAAGTCCGTGTTTAGCGCGCCACGCATTGTAGGTATTCTGCGTGACGCCGTAAGCCGTGCGACCGCCAGGATCACGTGGATCGTCGACCTTGCCGCCCTCGTAGCGAAGCGTAGCCTTCAGCGCGGCGTCGTAGTTCTCTTTCATCGGTCAGCCTTTGTGCTGAGAAGATCCCGTATGCGGTCGAGCCGTTCAAATACTTGGTTTAACGTCGAGTTAAACTCTTCGCGGGTGATATAACGCCCAGCGACTAGCACTTCGATGTTGCCGACCTTCTCCGCCAGCTCTTTATCGGCTTCTTGTAGATCCTTTACCGCTGCCCAGACGGTGTTGAGCGTCCAGCCGCCCAGCATCCCGATGACGCCAATGGCCACATCAAAAAGAACTTGATATTCAACCATAATCATCTCGCCATCGCGTTGCGGTTTTCAGGGACCATGACATTCTGGAACGTAACCGCGCCAGAAACAATCGGCGGCGCAGGCGCACGGCGACCGCTTACACCACGGCGCAATTCTTTAGTGCGCATATTATACTCTTGCGCCGCTTGAAGCGCTTTTTTCATTTGCGCAGGGTCAAGCATTTCCATGCCGATCTGCGTCGCAATCTTTTCGTCGATCTTGCCAAGCGACCGGCGAACAATTGTATTGGCGATTGTCCACACGCGGTTGAGCAAATTCAAATGCGAGATCGGCCCAACCTGCGCCGACGCGAGATCTTCCGCCGACGCCTTGGCCAGCTTGGCCTGATCTTTAGCGAGCTGTGTGCGGCGGAACTCGTCACGAACGTCATTGACGATGCCCATTTCTTCCGGCGACAGCACGTCTTCCAGCTTTGTAAAGAACTCTTGACCCGTGGCGCGTTTAATCGTCTTCGGCGCTTCTTCCGCCGCCCGCGCGAACATGCCAGCGCGTGTAGTCTCGCCAGTCAACGGCGCGGTCAGGGACTTTTGCAGCTCCTGCGCGACTTGCATCTTATTGATCGGAACGCTTTGCGCGGCGTATTCCGAACGAGCGCGGGCATAAGCGGGATTTTTTTCAAGCTCACTAATGAAAGCCTTGCGGGTATCCCGAATAGCCGCGACTTCTGTAGCGCCGATACCAAAATCTTTGGGGTCGCGGATCATATCATCCAAAGCCATTTTGACATAGTGAAGGCTCTGAACCGGATACTTGGCAATCTCTGCCGGCGTGACCTTTTGAACAGGGCGGCCAAACTCATCAAGGATTTTTGACTCGCTAATCGTTTCTGGCGTTGTTTTGCCGATTTGAAACGGTTTAGCGCGTTCTTCGGCAATTTGCGCCGCCCGCCCGAACGCCTTTTCCATTGACGGACGATTCATAATATCCGTCAATTCCGGCGTTTCCTGCATGACCTGTTTAAACGCGCGACCATAGTTAGTCTTAGCTTCTAGGCTACGGGCTTCCTGCGCCGCCGCCAGTTCCTCCGGCGTGCCAGCGATCTGACCAATGCGAGCCGCGCGCGACGCTTCTTGCGCCTGTTGCACAGCTCTAGCCTGTTGCGGCACTTGCTGCGTAATCTTTTCGCCAATAGCCTGAATAGCCGGCGCGTTCACGTCGGCCAGCGCCTGCGCCGATGTCATGCCCGGCCGAGCTGCCGCCAGAGCATTAATGGCCTCCGGCATTTGAGCGCCAAAAGCTTCGCTATACATGCGCGCTTTGGGGTTAAGCAGATTGCGAATCATAGGCGTGGCCACGCCGCCGACACCGCCAGCGCCCATCATAGCCGGAGCCGCAAAGCCCCGCGCCGCCGTCAAACCAAGAGCCGTCGAGACAGGAGCTTGCTTGAATGTCTCCGCCGGCTGCGTCAGGAACTGACCGACACCCTGAAGCGCGGCCGAACCCATGCGGGAAGCCGTCTCAAGCGGACGTTGTGTCAGCGCTTCTTTGGCCGCCATAGCCGAAGCAACCGGATCGGCCGCCACGTCATAGACGCCCTGCGCAATGTTAAGCAGATCCCGCGGAACGTTGCCGGCCGTTTCTTCCAAATATTGACCTACGCCGGCGCGAGGGCCGGGCATACCTTCAGCATGGAACGCCGACACGCGATCCATAAGATCTTCTTGCGTAATATCGTCCGGCACATTGCGAACAATCGTGCCGTCAGGAAGGCGAACGTCCATTAGCGCCTCTTAGGAAGTTGGCTGAAGTCAATCACGCGACCGCCAGCGGGCGGCGCACCTTCAGCACCTGCCGCACCGCGTCCCGCAGTCATACCGGCATATTTGGCCATAACTTGCTTGACGCTTTCCCAAGCAGCCAAACGACGGTCGACGCCAAGATCAGGGTTAGCAATGTCGCCCATCGTCTTTTTGATAAACTCGCGGTCCTGATCGGATACCTGTGCGCCAAGTTTGCCGCCAAGTTTAGCCAGCACTTTATCATTCGCAAAAACTTCCAGTTTGGAAATTGCCGATTGACCTGGCGTGCTACGGCCCGTAGCCCATTCAACAGCGCCCGCCGCCGCCCGTTGAAGACCGCCAGCCGTAGATTCTTTAATGAGATCAGTTATTTTATCCGCGCCGGTTTGAGGATCAAAACCGGCGTCGCCTAGCACAGATTCTGCAAAAGTTTTGTTCTTAGCCGCTTCGCTGCCGACAGCAATAGGAGCCGCAGTCGGAAGCGGCGCGGTAAGCGCTGGCGTAGCCATAGCAGGCGCAGGCTGCGGCGCGATAAGCCCGGCAAGCGGCGCAAGCGGCTGCGAAAATGGCATGGCATTTTCACCAGTAATCGGCGCAACCATTGCATTTTGAACCGGAGCCTGGCGGCCGTAAACGGCGTTAAATTTGTTCACATAAGACGGAACAGTCGTGCCAAGAATGTCAGCGCGCTGTCCAGCCTTGGCCAACGGCTTGCCGGAAAACCACACAGATGCAGCATCCTGCGCAGAACCATATTTAGCCGTATTGCGCGCAAACTGGTTTTCAAATACGCGCTCTTGCGCTTCCGGGCTGGCGAGGAACTCAGCCGGCGTCATAGATTGGCCAAGCGCCTGCTTAGTCCATGACGGAATATTAGCGCCCATGACTTGATATTTGCCATAGGCACGATCGCCCTTATCCGTCACCGGGCCAAGCGCTTTGTAGTTGCCGCCGCTTTCAATATTGGCAATCGCCGCTTTAGCCGCGGGCATGTTAAGGCCCGCGCCCGTCGCTAACATTTCTTCAGTGATTGGCGTCATCGCGCCAGTGCGTTTGTTCTGAAGAAATTTACCCTTTTCGCCCAGATCAACAACAGCTTGTTCAGCCGGCGCAGTTGCTTCTGAGCCCGGCACAACTTCAGCGCCGCCAGTAGGGCCAATGCGGAGGAATCGCGTCGTGTCGCCAAATTGCTGTTGCAGCACTTGCGGTTTAAGATCCGCGCCCTGCATGGCGACCATCTTAACCGCTTCAGGGTCGTACTGTTTAGGCAGCGTCGCGGCAGCCAACGGGAATGTTTCCGTAACTTGTTTATACCAAGAGCCATAATTCTGCGGCGTCAAGCGCGGGGCCATGTTAATGAGCGAGTCATATTTCTTTGACGCTAACTCAAAATCTTTGACCGCCTGCTCAGACTGAAGTTTTTCAGCTTCGCGAATATCTTTATTCGCCGCATAACCAGCCGCCGCGCGCTGAATTTCCATCTGTTGACGAAGACGTTCTTCCTGAAGATCTTGAGCGCGCAGCGCTTGACCCTGCGCATACGCGCCGAGAAGATTTAGATTGCCTAGCTCAAGCTGCGGGATAGGCTGATATTGAACTGGCATTATGGTCTCCGCCCAAGATAAGCCGCGCCAAGCTGACCAGCTTGACCAAGCGCCTGCGCTAAAAGATTAGTCGGGGCCATGTAAGCGCTGGCGTTAGCCGCGCCGATATTAGCGTAACCTTGGCCCATAGCCTGCCCAAGATTCTGATAGTTCTGTGCTAGGTTGGTGCCGGTGCCGATGGCTGCATTGCCAACACCCTGCGCTGCGCCAAAGCCAGTTTGCTGACCGCCTTGCAGAAGCGCCATCTGATTGGCGCGGTTAGCCATAAAACGGTTGTAGGCATTGCCATACTCTTGACTGGCCAAATCTTGGCCAAATCGCTGCGCCGCTTTTAACGCCGCGCCAGACTGGAGTCCCGCCTGCGCCGCCGCCGTGCGATTGACAGCCTGCATTCCCTGCTGTTCGCGGAACGCATAGCCGGGGTCCATCTCAAGCTGCGCCGCCGTGGGCTGCTGCATAAGACTGCCGGAGTCAACGCCGGGGCGTAGACCCATGAGGACGGCCAGCCTATTCGTGGCTTCCTGTCCAAACTGCGAATATGGCTGATATGCTTCCGTAGCTTGCTGCTGACCACGCTGAAGCGCTTGCTGAGCTTGCGCTGCCTGCAACGCCTGCATCATCATGCTTTGTTGCGTGGCTTGATTTTGAGCATTAGCGGCGGCTGAAAAACCCATGTCAGTTCTCTCTTATCAGCGTTCCGTCCGCCTGCGGGACAAAACCTAGTCTATTCAAGATGTTATACATGAAGTCATGTCCTGGCGTTATGCGCGTAAATGTCATACCCGTCAGAATATCCTTCAAAAGCCCTTTTGTTAGCCAACGCCGTCTAAACTCAGGTAATATAGATACATGAGTTTCGCCATTTTTGGAATAGACCGCGCCGATTACGCGGCCGTCCCGTTCTATCCCCTTAACATCCCAGTCAGCGGCAATCTGAGCATAATCATCGTACGATGTTTCAACATGCCAATGCGTCGCCTCAAATCCGATTAACAGCGCGGATTCGCGGTCATCGATTAGCCGCGTTGTCATCACGTCACCACGCGGCCGCTGGCGCGAATGTTGATGCTTGTGGCCGCGCTGGCGAGCGTTGAAATGAAACTGCCATTAGCTAAGATGTGCCCTACAATTTCTGGGAACGTATAGCATTCGCTTGGCTGAAGCGTCTTAGTCTTGACGATCAAGTTTTGATTGCCCGCCGTGTCCGTCACCGTCACAAGGTTAACGCTGATCGTAGCAGAGGCGGCGCTGTAATTGGTCGCCGTCAATTTGTCTATGATGGTCGTCACGCCAGACGACGTATACTGCGTGGTCTGCACATTCTCCGCAATTTTAGACGGGATAATATTTGTGGGGGTAACGGTCATGGCGCACCTTACGATAAGCGACGAATTGATTCTATCTGGTTTATAGACACGACTTCATTTCGGAAAGATTCAGTGGCCGCAGCGCCTTGGCGCACTTCTTTGGCCACTTCAATCTGAAGCATAGGGAGCGCCGTTACCGCGCACATCCATTCATCGACTTCTTTGCCCGTATTGGGGTTTGTCCCGCGCAAAAGCGTAAACCATGCGCATTTAAGCTGCACGCAGTCCTTCTTGATAAGCGGACAAAAGTTCCCGTTTTTAAGTTCCATTAGTCTTTCACCGCTATAATAGCGTCTACATACTGAACGGCTAAATTAATAGCTGCGGCAGTGAGACCATGCGTATGAGCGTTTGCGCCGCCCGTAGCGCCCGTCGTCGTCGCGCCGGGGCTCCATAAGACATTATAGCTAGTGCCAGCCGCCACGCCGATAACGCCGCCGCCAGCGGTGTAAGAATGCGTATGCGAAGGAATTTCAGCCGTTGTAAGCGCATGTCCGTCAACTGTGCCGCTAATAGCCTGCGAGCTGAACGCCGTCGTGAACGCTACTGAACCGCCTGAACCGGCCGTTCCAGACACAATTCGCAACGCTTTATTGTCGTCGGTTATTGATTTTGTCCACCCCGTAGGAGCCGCCGACTGAACAAACAACATTCTAGTGCCCGCTGGCAGGGAAGCCCACGTGCCCGAAAAATTGGTGAATACTGCTGAAGAAGGCGTTGTGGCCCCGATAATAGCGCCGTCCATAGTGCCGCCAGAGATGCTGGCGCTAGTAACTGATCCACCGGATACGGTCGAATTGACGATTGAACTGCTAACGATAGTTCCGCCCGAAATAGCCCCTGTATTGGCGATGTTATCAACAGTGTATATTTCTACGCCGGTGTTGTCCGTCAGTTTAATCTTGTATGTGCTTCCCGCAGCAAACCAAATACTGCATTCGCCACGGCCGTCCAAAATTATAGGGTTTGAGTTGGCCGAATTTCCCGTCGAGTCGGTATAAGTGGCCAGAGGCGTCGTAGTGCCGGCAGCGTAAGTGTAGACCATGCCGCCAACAAGAGGCTGACCATTTGCGTCCAAAAATTGCGCTTTAGGGGCGGGGCCAAGACTAGCCATTAGCGTGTAATTCCTATGTTATCGGTCACGGTCAGAATGACAGACGGGATAGCGGGGACAGGAGCCGCCGCAGCGGCGGCTGATATTTGACATGCCGTGTCGTTAGTAGACCACATAAGCCTAAAATAGTCACCTGCGTTAAGCCGAAACACAAAGTTCCATGCCGCTGCGGCCGCAGCACTATTGCCGACAAGAGTAATCCTGGTGCCTGTATTTGGCTGCGTCGTGCCGTTAATGTCCGCCCAAATATAAACATCGCGCGCGGCCGCGCCGGTCTTATCTAGCTGAGCCGAAAACTGAAAGTTGTATATACCGAGTCTGTCTACAAACACCTGTGATGTTGTTGCGCCTATGTAAACACCGTTAGATAGATCAGTCGTGTTAAACGTGACCGCATAAGCCGTGTTTATCGCAGCCGCAGTCTGTGTGGTCGTGTCAGAGAACACGCCATAGCGCATGTCAGGAACTTGCGGCGTATAGGCAGGAGCTACGGCAAGGGCGTCAAGTCCATTGAATACAGACAGTTGCTGCGCCATCCATTCGGCGTCGGTAGGCGCAACGCCGAAACCCTGAAGCGCAGTTTCGATAGACCCCTGCGATGACGACCATCCGGGCTCGTCCGGCGTCACGCCGAGCGCTTGAAGCGCCATGTCTACGACCGTCTGCTGAGTCGATAGAATAGAGTCGGCAGGGCCGACCTGAAGGTCTGTCAGAGTTAAAGTGTTCGATCCTGCGCCGGACAGGTTGAATAGGCTAAAGAAAAACAGATACCATTCGCGCGCCATCAACCCAGTTCTAGGGTCAATGATAGGGACGCGAAGCGCCGGGATCTGCGTTATGTTTAGCGGGCTATCAGGCATTTGTCGGGCTCAAAATAAGTTCCGCGCCCATGATAGCGATTTTAACTGGGTCTGTGCCTGACACCTCATACACACGGTCGCGGATCTTCATAGTCATGCCAAGCCGCCGCCAGATGGTTCTGAACCCGTATCGGCCAATTTTACCCATAGACTTCCAATGTTCGCTGGACCATGTGTGACCGCCATCATCAGACCAGCGAAGCATGACCTGTGGGTTAGCGCCTACCGTAACGCTAAAATCTAAAAGGATGTTATCGCCGGTTTCAGTCGTTATTAAAGGGCCTGATTCAGACGCCAAAAGATCTACAATGATGGTATCATAATCATAGCCATCTAACCCGACGCCAGTTTCACAGTCTAATTGGAGACTATGCTGCGTTGTGCGCTTTAGATCATTTTGGCCTGTAGGAAGCGCGCGCCAACGACGAAGCCATTTTTGCGTCGTTCCGTTGTCGCTGTATTGATTCATGTCAAAAGCGTAAATATTGCCGTTCTGATAGTCGCCGACGACAATCTCATTACTAAACGCCATTTGACAGTTACTGCGATGCCGCGTGAACTGACTATAAGCCCAACTGGCTCGTTCATGCCATGCGCCAGTGGCCACATCATAAACCCAAGTCGTATTGGCGGTAGGGAATATCAGGACATAAAAAGAATGACCGTCTTGCTGATATGTGTAGCCAATAGCGTCTGAAATGTCAGAATACTGCTGGATCTGCCATTCGACGGCGTGCGTGCTTATACGCTGGCCGGTATAGCCTTGAGATCTATAGACGATACCTTTACCCCGCGCGTCCGCGCCCAGCCAGAATAGTCCATTGTCGAGCTTTGCAACGGAATAGGCCGCCGCGCAGCCTATTTCGTTAAACGCGCCTTGGATGCGCGCAAGCGGAAAGTCCTGAAGCCCGGCGTCATACCAGACCTCAACAGAGTTAGTGCCGAACAGCCAGATTTCACGATGATCGACAATAAGCGACACAAGGCCGTCCGGCGAACCTTCTGCGCTGGCAAAATCTAGCGGATCGACAGACAGACCATCTAATAAAGACGTAACCCAAAACCGTTGGCTGTTAGGCTCGTTGAAGACAAAATATCCGTCGATATAGCCAACGGTAACCGCGCCAGGAAAATCAGGGTCTAGGATCTGCGCAAAGACATCTGTAGTCAAATTATAGATATAGCTGGGTCCATTGCAGGCGATAAATAATTGAGTCCCGTTATCAACCATGCTGACAGGACCGAGCCCTGAAACAGTGCCTTTAAGCGTCGCGTTCCAAGAGGAGTCTATCCGGTATAATTCATTGCCTGAAACGACAAAGCCATAGCCGCCATAAGTCCACAAACCACGTATCGGACCATTGCCAACGGTTTGCAAAAGCCGCAGACCAGGCGCTCGGGTAAGATACGCCGGTTCTTTTCCGCCCTCTGGGACAATCTCAGGATAAAGGTTCACCATTATATTATCCGCAGCATTAACGCTGCGGGTAACATAAGATGAGCCTAAGATCGGCGTTTTCATTTAGTAGCTCGGATACCATTTAGTGGTGGTAACGTCATAGGTCATTATGAGTGCTTTTCCGACAACAGCCGTCGATGCAAGCGCTATATTCCCCAGTAGGGTCGTCGTAAAAATACCCGTTGGGATAATTGTGATCTGACCGCCCCCAAGGGAAATGGGAGACGGCGGTGTGATCGTGTCTATGGCGGTTGTTCCGCTTACAAATACGATCTGCGTAGTAGGTGCGATAGTAGTCGCGCTGGCGATAGTGGGAGCGGCGGCGCTAGTAGCTTTCAGCCCCGCATAAATCTGTGCACCAGAAAAAGTCTGCGTTCCCGCAAACGTCTGAGCCGCGTCCGTCCGCGCAATTGAAGCGCTCGTAGAAGGGAACGTCATGACGGTCGCGTCAGTCCCCGCTAACGTCAAAGAGTTGTTGACTGTGAGCGTTTTAGTATCAGTGCCCGCCAGCGTCAGCGAATTGTTGACGGTCAGCGTTTTGGCGTCAACGCCAGCTAATGTCAGCGAACTATTAGCTGTAAGCGTTTTACCATTAGCAACAGTAAGAGTGGCCGACGTGGCCGGGGCCGTTATGGCCACCTTATTAACGCTAGTCGCTGTAGCCACGCCGAGAACTGGCGTCACTAATGTGGGCGACGTAGCAAAGACATTAGCACCGGTGCCAGTCTCATCGGTAAGCGCAGCGGCTAAATTAGCGGACGAAGGCGTTTGCAAAAACGTAGCGACATTTGTGCCCAGAGACGTAATACCTGTGCCACCACGATTGGCGGGAAGTGTGCCATAAGTCCCCGCGTCGATAGGTAGGCCGGTGCAGTTAGTCAATGTGCCGGCCGATGGCGTCCCAATATTGGGGTTTGTCAGCGTTATGCCGGTAAGAAACGTAGTCCTAGTTGCTTGCTGAGTAATGTCGCCCTGAACAACAGGAAGAACAGCGATGTCAGCGACGCTAGTAGCGACAGGAAGATCGGCGATCTTAACGGTAGACATTAATAATTCCCCGCATAAATGTTATAGCGTTGACGTGTCCCGACAATGCTATACGGCAGCGCCATAATATCATCCGGGTTGTTGATTCTCTTAAGATTTCGCTTGCTATACATAGCAATGCGTTGCACTTGCGCGGACGGCTCTACGCCAAATTCAGGGGCCATTTCGCAGGCCAAATTATATCTAAACGCACGCAAATATCCTGGCGGAAAAGACAGCGGCGTGGCCAAAGTAGCCGCCGTATCAAGCGGCGTGACTGAGATAAGGTGAAATTCAAGCGCCCTAAGAGGAACCGGATACACCGTCATTGTGATATTCGGAAAAGACATATTTACCCACATGACTTGTGGATAAGTGCTAGTGACGGTCTTAACCGCAATACCATCATATTGCTGCTGATTAATCAGCTTGATACCGTAAGACACATTGGTCTGCGGATCACGGAAATATGTGGCGTCATCGACCAAAATAGGGCGACCGCCTTTGATAGTCGCTAAAATCTCAAGCGAACTTTGCGTCGTAAGGGGTATAGATTCTTGCGTCGACAGAAGCGCGTTGTTTAATATAATATCGCCAGTCGGGCCGATGTCCAGATACTGGACGCCAGATGGCCACGTAAAAATCTGATCTTGAGTGGCAAATACAGATAAACGCTCAGTATTCCACGAGTCGATCATCTGATTCAGAGCGGTCAACGCGTCCTGCGATGTCTCTGCTGAAGGCGTTTCGCCCTCCGCTAAAACCCCCAGAAGCCTCAACGCCCCGTTGATCTGATCGCCCGCTGTCGTCGTCATTATCCACCTTTGGCCTGCGCCCGCGTCTGCGAACAGTATCAGGTTCAGCGTTCGCCGTCACCTCATTAGGATCGAAACGCTCCCATCCGTTTTCGATGTCAGCATTTGCTTCCAGATCCATAGTAGCGACTTTCATCCCGTGGACGGGATGGCGCAAATAAATAACGGCCATTTTTCACCTATGGTAAGGGCCAGGCGGCCCGTAGGCCGCCCGTAAAGCTAAATTAGGATGCAACTAGCGGGACTGAATACCACGTTGTCGAATCGTAAGCTACGAATAAACAAGCGGTAAGCGTCAGCATTGTAAAGTTGGAGTCAACAGTGATGGCGTTAATGCCATCACCTGAAGACGGCCAAACTTTAAGAGTTGACCCGGCGTTATTCTTCAAAATAACCGTGCGGCCAGCAATCGCCGGCGGCAAAAGAACACCCTTGGTGCCATCCGCAGCCGACACAAGCGTAAAGCCGTCCGAAACAGCCGCCGCATTAGCCTGTGTCGAACCGGCCGCCGCGACGGTAGCCGATTTAAGATACAGACCGCCAGTCGTGGTGATGTCGCTTGCGCTTATAGAAGTAGCGCCGGAAATAGTGCCTCCACTGATCGCCGCGCCCGTGATGGTCGTGCCACTCACGAGTTCGGGATCAGAGAAGGCAACACCGACAGGTTTAGTGTTAGGCATTGCCTTCTCCTAATGTTAGCCGATACGATACAGAGACCAAGTGCCAGAGCCCGTTTTGCGGGCGCGGAACATCTGAGACGTGCCGGCCGTAGCCACCACGGTCATAAGACCCACCAGCGTCCAACCAGTGTTGGTCGTCAGCGTAATAACGCCGGTGCCGGTGCCATCGACGTTCATAACCGAAAAATCGAAGCTTTCGCCAACAGCCGCAGCGGACGGAATGCCGGCTTCCAGAACCGTAACGGTCGGAAGCTGGTACGCAGCCGCCGTGCCACCCGGCGAACCAAGCAGGATGCCGTTAAGCACCTGCGAAGCAGTCAGCGTAGCCGAAGCCGTTGCCGTGGCAGGAGCTGCCGTGGCAAACATATTCGGCTCATTGAGGTTGCCGGCGCCCAGCTGATAGCCGCCCGTCCCCTGTGAAAGCGGCGGCGTCGGGCCGAACGATTCAAGCGGATAGGAAGCGCCCTGAGTAGTGATAGCCATGATCTAAAACTCCTTAATTCGAGAAAGAAGGGGCCGAAGCCCCCTCTATTAGCCCCAAAGACGAACCGCCATCTGCGGGCGAATGACGCTGTAACCATACAGAACGTCAATACGGCAGGGCAGTCGGTCGTTGTTGATGTCATACTGACGGACAACGCGGAGCGAGATACCGTTGTGGACCTGGCGCGAAGCCATGTCGACACCCTGCGGAAGCAGAAGGTCGGCGGTGGCGAAGCTGATCGCGTCACGATGATAGATCAAGTTCTGTGGATACTGCGTTGAAGCAGCGCCGAGGAACGTGACAGCCGCGCCGGAAGCAGGCAGAGCGTCAACCGTAGCGAGAGCCTGAGAAGCCGAATACATCGCAGGAACAGTAACCGAAGCGGTCGTTGACGCCGTAACGTCAGCAAGAGCTACGAACTGATACAGCGAGCCGGTTGACTCACGGGTCTGTGGGTTGACAGCGTAGACGTTAGCGATGGTGAACACGTCGCCAGCTTTGATCGTCGTGGTCGTAAGACCAGTCAGAACAACAGTTGTTGAACCTTCGGTCGTGACGGTCGCATTGACAGTTACGGTGCCAGCGCGTGAGCCAGTCGTGAACTGCTTGATTGACTGAGACATATTCAGCTCGTCGTAGCCGAGGATGCCTTCACCAAACATGCCGTTCTTGAACTGCTTCGAAATAGCCGAAACAGGATTGAACAGACCTTTCATGCCTTCGATCAGCGCGGCGTTAGCAGCCGGGTTGACCGTCGCATAGCGCGGCGACATGACGGCGGCGTTCTCGTTCAGCTTCTGCTGCGCCTGCAACAGAACCAGCGAGGTAGCCGGGGTCGTGCCGGGCGTGCCGACCGAATTGCCGATATATTTGAACGAGTTAGCAACGTCAGCGTCGATGCTGGAAGCGAGCTGCGAAATACGCGGCTTCAGCACGCGTTCCGCAAAATCGTCCAACTGCATCGTCAGTTCGGCGGTCGTGAAGTTTACGCCGATATGCTTCTGCGACGAAACAGTCAGAGTCGTGTACTGTTCGTTGTCGTCCTGAACCTGAAGCGCAGCGCCGTCCGTGACCAGAGCGCGGTCGGGCAGGCGGATACGCAGGGTCGAGCCGATCTTAGCGCCTTCAACGGCGTAAGAATCGTCATACTGGCGGTTGACGGTACGCGTCAGGACAAGATTATTCTCAAGGATCTCAAGAGCCTTGCGAGTAATCATGTCAATCGTAAGAAGTGAATTAGACATACCTTATCTCCGATTCTGCGCTTCCCACTTCTTGATCTGACGCTGGCGTTCCGCTTCAATCCAATCCGACGTTGACATTGACTTTAATGACCTGGGGTCAGTCGTATCATAGCGCGGGCCTGAGTTTGACCGGGTAGCCGTGACAGGAGCAAGAGGTGCGGGCGCGGTTGAGGTTTTCTTAACCGGCGGGTTCGAGGTCAGATTGACTTCGATCTTCCCGATCTCTTTTGCCTGCAAGACGGGCGACAGACGGGATATACGGCTGGCTTCTTTCGGGTTGGAGCCGAGGAAATAGATGACCTCGGGGCCAATCTCAGAAGCCTGAATAGCCTGAGCCATAACGTCCGTGACGGGAAGGTTTGGGTTATACGCGACCTGTTCAAAGTCCTCGTATCGGTCCCTAGCTTCTTCTTCACGGTCCTTATAGCTATCAAGAATAGCCGCCTGCTGGGCTTCAGCTTCCCGCCGCGCTACGATTTCTTGAGCTTTTTGCTCAGCTAGTGCTTCCGCATAATGCTGGGCCGTCTCAAAATCATCGGGCGCAGGAGGAGGCGCGGCAGGTCGTTGAACCTGCTGAAGCCTTTGGGCTTGCTCTCTTTCCCATTTACGCTGTTCTCTTGCAAGGCGCTTGCTTACAATCGCGTCCAGCTCTTCTTGAGTGAACGATTTTGTATGCTGCTGTTCCTCCGGCGTCGCTTCCACAGACTCCGGTGCCGCCGTGGCTTCCGGTTCCGGCGCGGAGCTGATCTCCGCTACAGCCTGTTCTTCATCGCTCACGCGATTCTCCTTTACCTAGCTATCCGGCTAGTCGGGTTTAGGCGTAATAACTGATATTCAACACTGCGCCTGAAGTCTGCTCTATGAATTTAATCTTAGACAGATCGCCATCATATTGTAAAGGCACGCCTACGGCAAGTGGCATACCCACCGATGATGTAGGGTTTGTTCCATCGTCGCGCCACCGAACAGCCTGCGTTTCGGCAATAATAAGCGCAAAAGTAGGTTTCTGGTTTAGGCCATTTTTATCGACCGCCGGAACGGTCAGGCCAGTAGCTGCGGAAAGGCTGGTAATCTGTTGATAGCCCAAGCAGCTTGTAACCGCTTTCAAAGTCATCGCCATTAGTTAAATCCTCTACGTTCTGTGAACGACCTAAGTTCTATCGGCGCAGTATAGGAGACAACATCGGGAGCGCTAAAGTCCCACCCGGTATTATTGCCGCCATTTACATTACCATTAGAAGTGAACGCCTGCCATACGGCCCCGCCAGTGGCCACTGAGTCTTTTATGCTGCAATAGCTAACAGAATTATAACCCGAGCTATCAGACAATGTAAACTGAGAACCGGCGGAAGAACTTTGTAAAGTCAATACATTCCCCGACGCGCCAGACGCAGTAAACTGACTAACAGTCTGTGTGGTTCCGGCGGTAAAAGTAATAGTTGTCGCACCAGTAGCGGCATATGTATTTGTTATGTTAGTAAACGTATTGCTTTGAGCGATGGTCAACGCGCCCGCGCCGCTTTGATTCAAAACGGGCCACGTTACACCGCCGCCGCTAAATGTTTTAGCCGAAGCGTTAGTCATATTGATTGTGCCGGTACCGCTAGTCGTCAGACCTGTTCCAGTAGCAGCATTAAAAGCAGACGCGCCCGAGCCAGTAATAGTAATTACGCCATTTGTGCCGAAAGCGATGTTACGCGTATTGCTATTATTAGACGCAAACAGCCCCGTGCTTAATGTCTTTCCGTTAAGGTCCAACGTGCCGGACGTTAAAGTTGAGGTCAGCGTCGAGCCTAAAGTTAAGTTATCTTGTAACTGAACAGTGCCAGTAACATTGATTACTGTAACGGGCGATGTGAATGACACGCCGGCGCTGGTAAGTGTTTGCGTAACGCCTTGCCCGACAAAATTAAGCGCCGCCGTCCCGCTAAACGTAAGATTGCTAAAAAGTGTTACGTTACCATAAATGCTTGGACTTATGGTGGTGGTAAATGTGAACGCTGTCGTACGGTTGGATACGCCATTGGCCATTTGGATAAAACCAATAGACCACGATGTGTCAATAATAACGGTTCCCGCAGAGCCGGCCTCTGTAAATGTCGCCGTGTCTTGGGCTAACGGAAAATTGTTCGCCGCAGGCGAGCCGTTATTAGTAGTCGCCCACCCCGTCGCAGACCAATTCTGTGACCCGGCCAAGTTCCAATACACGGTTTTAGGCGTTGCAAAAGTAATGTTTGAGTTATTTTTAGCGTCGCCAAGCCGCGTTCCAGTCCATGGCGTAGCAACCGTTCCGCCTGCATTTACGTCTCTAAAATCGACGTCCGCTAATGCTGCAAGAGATCCATTAACGGTAATAGTGCGTTGTGTTCCTAACGGGCTACAAGTAACGATTATACGCCTAATTGCGGTGTTAGCCGCACCAAGCGTTAATGCGCCACTAATCGTTTGATTCGCCGATAAGCTAAATACTCTTATTCCTGTCGACCCAGGGCTTGTTTGAGTCAAATTGTTAAACGTATTTGCGCCAGTGATTGATGTCGTAAATCCGGCGGTGCTACTGCTAAAAGTGACATTATAAAATGTCTGACTACCGCCTGCAAATACAGGGCCGGTCGAGGAACAAGTAATTGTCGACGTGCCGGAGTTAAATGTAAGACCTGTAGACGTGGTAAAAGTAACCGGGGTCGTGCTAGATAAAGTAACCGCAGATCCATTTAACGATATGGTTCTAGTGTTAGAATTTGACGACGATAATCCAACAGCAGTTAAATTATAATTGCTGACTGACGTGCTAAACGTGCCATTTGTTACGGTTAGCGTTGAGCATGTGACGGCGCTTCCAAGAGTTAGCGTGCCGGCAACGCCATCAACCGTAACACTGACGTTTCCTAGCGACACACCGTTAGTGGTAAGCGTTTCTGATCCAGTAGACCTGAATCGAACCAAAGCGCCAGTCGTGCCGCTAACGCTTAGATTGCTAGCTGGC